TGACCGATCGCGGAGGAAAAAGCCCAGGCAATAAAATGTTTTTTGATTACATGGGAACCACCGATCGCATGATGTCTTTCTGGGCAAAAGAAGGAAGTAAAAATTACAGGAAGAGACGAAAGACAAAGATTTGGGTTGCCAAAATGATCAACGATACTGAAACGCCAAGGATCGTCGGGATGCTTATGTCTGAAGTCAATAACGCCTTTGAGCAGAGCATGAAGAAATGAGCCCAGCCGCTGCGATGAGAACGTATTTGCTGAATAACACTGGAACCGCGATTACTTCGCTTATTGGCTCTGGGACTGCTGCACGTTTTTATCCTGACGAATTAGCGCAGAATTGCGATCTGCCTGCCTGCACCTACATGACTATGACAACGCGCAATGAGCACATCATCTCTAGCGGTGGGACTGCGGACTGGGGGCGCGGCGGATTTGGTGTCGCTAGGATTGAAATTGAGTGCTACGCAAATACAAGGTCACAGTCGCAAACGCTCGCAGATACGATCCTAGACTACACTGCTGGACCCACTCAGAGACTGCGTGGAGTCTACGGAGGCGTCAACATTTTTGACTGCATGGTTTCAAGCGGACCACGCACTTCAACCGAACTGGCTACCGATGGTGGGGACGACCGCCGGTATCTGACTGTTTTAGAATTTCTCGTCTCGTTTTATGATCAATAGGAGTCCTTCGGATGCCAATCACCGAAACACATGCCGACACAGGCGCAGGTGCAACGATCAGCTTTTCCAGCACGACGTTCGCTGCCAAAATCCGTTCCATCCAGTTACCGACTTGGACCGTAGATGACTTGGAAAAGTCGACCTTGGACACAACGTCGTACAAAGAATTTGTCCCAAGCGATCTCGTCGATCCGGGCGAAGTCTCTGTGACATGCCTGTTTCCAACGTCACTGACACTTCCGACTATTGCAGCGACCGTGACAGAAACATGCACCATTACGTTCCCCCTGCGAAAAGTCGCCTCCACCACCACGACCAGCAACGAGACCACGGCGGCAAATATTGCCGGAACTGGCTACTTTAAAAGCTTCCAGTTTCCTAACCTGCAACTCGGTAATTTGCAGGAAGCGACCTTTGTGTTTAAATTTGATGGCGACACAGGTCCAACATTTACCAAGTCGGCGTAATTTTTTTCCTTGGGCTAAGGATTTACTATGTACAAGATTGAATTGAAGCCTCACAAAGGCATCCAGCGTAGCATGTTCGGTCCCATTGAAGTCGAGCACGATCAGTGGATGATTTATGCAAACGGTCTGCACGTAGGCTATGTCGGAAAGCAGGAAGGTGCACCGATCAATATTTTCGCAGAAATGCACAAATCGATGCTGTCCGAAATGAAGAAATGTATTGAGCAGACCCTGGGCCGCTCAGTTCCCGTTGTGATGCCGCCAACTGATCAGGAAGTTGCTGAACACTTTAAGTCTCTAGAGAAAGGCGAAGAAGATGAGTGAGTTATTATCTCGGGATTCATTCCTACAGAAAACCAAGCGAAGGTACATTGATGTTGAGTTGCCAAGCGGAGGCACAGCAAGACTGCAAAGCCTTACGGAGCTTGAGCGATCAGAGTACAACTCTGGTCTACTCGATAAGAAAGGCGAAATCGACAAAGAGAAGTTGACGCTTGGCACAGTGATGCTGGTGTGCAAAATGCTGGTCGACAGCGAAAACAATCGCATGTTTCATGATCATGAGCACGAACTTCTTGCGACGATCGATTCCTTGGATATGGAAGTCCTTGGAGATGAGGCGCGTCGGCACATCGGCTTTGATTTGGAGTCTCGCCGTAGCCTAAGAAAAAAATCCGAAACAGCGCAAGACTCCGATTGATCGCGGAACTTTGCTTGCGCACTGGCGAGATCGATGTTTTTCAGTTTATGGAAAACGTAGACCCTCGAGTGGTCGATTTTTGGGAGGCGTACGATGACATGTATCCGATCAATTCCTACGATGAGCATAAGCGTGAATTTGCATCAATGATTACTATGCTGCACAGATTTATGAATTTGTTCGCGTCGTCTCATGGGGTGCAATTAGATGTCTTGCATGAAAACGACTTCTTGCCAAAAAGACTCAGGTATAAAGTCGAACATGGCGTGCAAACCTCGTCTGATATTGAGCAAAAAGTTGTTTCCGGTCTCAGGCTTATCAAATAGGCGAAGCACATGGCTGGTGTGATTCAATACGGTGGCATTCGTCTCGACGTTTTTGTTGACACCAAAGGCGTTCGAGGCATGCGCACCGATATGGCAGCGCTAACCCGAGTGGTCAATGAAGCCAAGGGGGCCGCAGGGTCGTACGAAAGAAATCTAGCCAGACTTGTGAAATTACAAGAAGAGGGAAAGTTAAGCGGCGAGCAGTCCAAGGAGATGCTTGATGCAATCGTCAATAAATATCTAAAGGGCGCTAAAAGCGTTGCTGAGTACGAGAAGATAATTCAGCACCTTATCCAGACCATTCCAGCACTTAAGCCGCAACTTGAGGCAATGGCAAAAGCGTTTAAGGATAATGCCGACGCAGAGGCATTGGCTGCTGCGAAGGCTCGCCAGACGAGAAAGCTGGAAAAAATGGCCCGCGAACAAGCCATGGATGATGTTCGCAAGCAAGAGCGCGAAGCGGAGCGGGCAGCTAGAAAGGCACAGCGAGATGCCGATGCTCGTAAGGCTGCCAACAAGAAACTAGCAGACTCCGTCAAGGAAATGGCAGCCGGGCACAGTTCCGGCATGAAGCAAGTTGTTCGTGATTTAGACATGGTGGACAAGGCGTATCGTCGACATAAGGTCAGTACGGACATTGCAGATAAAGCCATTAATAAGACCTTGGAGAGCTTTCTGCGATCTGCAAAAGGACCAAAGGATCAGGCGGCAGCCATTGCCGAGTTGACGGCGATGTATCCACATTTTCAGTATCGGATCGATCAGATTGTTAACAAACTCAATGCTGAGGCCGCTGCCGAAAAAGCTGCGGCTACGGCGAAAAAAGAGGCTGCTGCTGCCAAGAAGGACGCTGATCGGCAGATGAAATTAGACATGGCGCTGGTTAATGGATTGTTGACCAAGCAGGCCGGTGAGGCAGGTAAACTTCGCATCGCGCTCGACGCCATCACTCGAGTCCAGAAAACTGGCAAAACAACCCAGGATCAAGTCAATAAAGCCATTGCTCAGGCAGCTAAAGACTACGCTGCAGGCGCGAAGACCCTGCAAGATCTATCGAGACTTAAAAAACAGTTTGTGGGTGCAACTGAAGCCGAACAGGCTGCTGTTAACGCTGCTTTAAGGGCCCGAGCAAGGGAACTTCGGCAAAATGACGCACAGAAAAAAGCCGATCAAGATGCAATAAAAGCCAAAAGAGAAAAAGCAAATGCAGAAAAGATTCTTGCTCAAGTAATGCAGCAAGGAATGAGTGCACATGAGCGACTTATCGCGCAAGAGCGCGAACTTATTTCTCTGCAGCAAAAAGGCCTCATAAGCACACAGCAACTGACTGCAGCATTACAATCGCTTGCAAGGCAGCGGCAGAATCTTTCGGTTCAGGGCCAAAAAGGCATGGGCATGGAATTCGGTGGTGCCCTGCTTTCTGGTTTATCGCCGTTTGGCGCTATCACGACTGCTGCGGCCGGATACCAGATCGGCGCTGGCTCGATCAATTTTGCCAAAGAGTCTGCGGCAGCATACATGGATATGAGGACTGCCTTAATTAAACTGGAAGTTGTCCTCGGAAGCACTGCTAAAGCAATGCGAACCTTTTCTGCGCTGCGTCAGGTGGCAGTTCAGACTAGCCTTCAGGCAAACGAAGTCGTTAGGGCCGCCGTTGTTATGGCGCAGTTTGGTGTTAGTACGGAAGATCTTGTCCCGACCGTAAGGCGTTTGGCTGAAATTTCTGCTGGATCATCGGAGCGATTGCAGTCACTAGCGCTAGCGTTTGGTCAGGTAACTGCAGCCGGAAGACTTACTGGACAGGAAGTGCTCCAATTTGTTAATGCTGGCTTTTCTCCGCTTGCCGAAATGGCTCGCACAAGCGGGAGGTCGATGGCAGAACTTAGAAAAGAAATGGAGGCTGGTAACCTCTCCGTACAAGAGACCGCCAATACCTTTAAGACCGCCACAGAGGAAGGTGGGCGTTTTTTCGGAATGGCCGCAAAGCAGTCACAAGAGCTGGCTGGCAAGATTAATCAAATGACCAGCGAGTGGACAAAATTTAAAGAAGCGATTGGAGAATTAGCAGACGTCTCACAGATAACAAGAATCACAGACGCGATAAAAATTTTTACAGACGAAATTAAATTCTTAAAAGAGGGTCGCATGGGACCATTTTTTGATTTCATGCAAGGCGGAATTAAGGGCACAGAACTTGGAAATGCGCTGGCACCACTGAGCCCGCTCGAGTTAATGGAATATCAAGCAACCGGAATGACACCTGCAGAGCGAAAGCGACTTAGAGACGCTGAAATAGCAGACTTGGTCGCAGAAGAAAAGCAACGAGAAAAGAGACGCAAAGAAACTGCCGGTCGAATCATTTCTGATGCGATTGATTCTGCCATGAATGCAGTCGCCCAGTCCGCACAGGCTTTTGCTGATTCAATGAAGGGAACAGAGGAGTCTCTCAAAGGTCTGGCGGATGATGCTGTCCGAAATGCTGCAAAAGCCAGACAATCTAGAATCAAATCTTTACTGGAGGAGCGGAAGGCACTTTTGCAGCAAGATGACGCTGACAAAGAGCGTTCATTGGAGGCTGGTCGTAATTTACCTGCAGGGGCGATGAGCCGAACCGAGATGATAGATCTTGTGAACAAGGTTGAGGCACAGAGAAAGAGCACTGAAGCCACTGAAGCGATGAAAGAGCAGAAAAAACAAACACGTCTGCAGGAGATAAACAATAAATTACTTGAAGAGCAGAAAAAACAAGGCTTTATAGGTTTAATTTTATAATGACAACACTCATTGGTCAGAAAAAAGGCAGGCAAATCGAAGTTACCACGGACGGTGAGCGGCTGATCTATAACGCCACCCGTGAGTACATTGTCTATGATCAGACAGGCACTGCTGGTGAAGGCGATATCCTTGGTACATCCGGCATCCCTCTGGTCAATGCATTTTACTTTTTTGATGGTATCCCAGCACCACTTCTGTGCAAGTCCAAGAGTGCGGAGCAATTTGAAAACAACAACAAATACTGGACCGTCAGTGCAGACTTTGATAACGAACCACAAGACAATCAGTCCGATACTGGCGGCAACGAACAAGATAGCGGGAATCCGCTCAGTTGGTATTCGATCGTCAACTTCGATTTTGAGACTTATGAAAAGTCGATAAACGCTGTAAATTTTGCGGGCCGGCCCTATTCTCCACCAATTACGATAAAGCGCAAAATCATCGTAATTAAGTTTACGCAATACATGCCGGAATCCCTGAGTGTGTATGATTTAGTAAAAGACTACGATCATGTCAGTAACAATACTGCTTTTTTAGGTGCTCCAAGCAGATCTTGGCTGCTTAATATCGCAGGTGCAAGCTTTGGCGTTACAAATGGTGTCAGGTGCTGGAAAGTCAATTTTGAACTACGATGGGCAGAGCGAGAACAATTTAGTATCGCTGTTGCAAACGAAGCGCCAGAGCCCACATTCGTAGGTTTCTGGGATACTGTCGTCCCTCAGCTTGACACAGTGGATAAAAACAGCAAGCCATTTAGTTTTCAATTTGAAAATCAGGGCGATGTCGGGAAGCTCGGCTCCGACGGACTTTTTTTAGCAAATCAAGCAGGTGATGTAATTTATCGCATTGCGGCAGGGCCAGTGCCCGTAGACTTTTCGTGGATACGCATAAGGGAAACGCAGTAACAAGGAGTACTCTATGGCAAATGAAATTCGGGTCACCGCAGGGCTTACCTGCACCAATGGAAATTTATCTTTTACGAAGTCTTACAGTGTCGCTGCCGATCAGACGACCGCTCGAGGGCCAAACCCTGGAACGATCGACGTCAGCACCACCGAAGCGAGCGTTGGATTTGGTAGCGTCTCTGCGCCACGCTGGGCATTGTTTCGGAACATCGGAACCAATCCTATCAATGTTGGTGCCGGCACAGCGCTCGTATCGTTCATGCAGCTCAAGGCAGGAGAGCCAGCTGTCGTTCCGCTTGTCCCATCGGTTACAGTGCGTGTCCAGACCACGACCGGAACAAGTCGACTTCAAATTGAGGCATTAGAAACCTAATGGACCCGAAGGTATTTGGCTTTTCAAAACACACTGCGATCCGAGTGCGCAATCTCGTGCGCGAATCAGGTGTCAAGGGGACCAACATACCTTCGCCTCCTGAGAATCGCAGGATCGCGATTGCGAAGACCGGATCAACAGGCATTCCAGCTAGAACTAACAACACGCCAGGAACTGCAGTCGTTGGTGTCATGAAGATTGGCGATTCGGACTCCCTTGCCACAACAAGCATGACATTCAAAGCTTACAATTTATCCGGTCAGCAAATTGCTGGTGATGCCTATATCGTAATTACTAAAGAATTTGTGTCTGGTAAATGGGTCGTAGTAATGGAAAGTTGCCCAACCGAATGAACTTCAAAAAAGGTAGTCCAGGCTGTCCATGTGATTGCGATGCGCCATCATGTCTTGATGGCTGCTTTTTTCCATGCGCCAACGGGCTACTCCCAAGCGATTGTTCGGTATGCGGTATCGATATCCAGATGCCTGTGCCAGACGAGACAGGGATTGATCCGCTTTTATTACCACCAGACCAATGCCCCGAGGACGCACCGTGCTGGGCCTGCTATCGGCAACTCGATAATCGCTTTACTCTTGGGCAATTTGGATGCACTAGTTATAGTGCCATAACTCCCATCGAAAATACCTGCGAAGACTGGGTCGCTTACTTCGCGTATCGAGCATTTGATACTGGCGGATCACTTATCGTTGACGGAACGGCTTATGGTGTTAACTGGGCGAATTGCTGGAGGGCAAACGACTACGCATGCCCATACGATTCGGCAGAAGACACAGAGTCATGTCCCAGTTCAAATATAGGTATTGGCAGTTCCTGGTCAGACCCAGGTGGCGACGAGAGCCCCAATTACCTGCTAATACTCAGCGGTAATGAATGGGATGGTTCCTGTGGAAAAATTACACTTCAGATCAAATACACGGTCGTCGAACTGGAGGCCGGCTTTGGAGAACTCCCCATTGACGGCGGAGAAGGGTGCGATCATCCGAAATGGACAGAATACACACATACGTTTGAACTGGAATACTGCGACTGCGCCGAACTATTCGATCCGTTTACCTACGTCTCCACTACAAGTGTAGATTCATGTGCAGGCAGCGTGCCAGATCCATGCAATACTGAAGAGGCGGTTGTCACTTTATATAGTGGATACGCTGAATCTAGCGGGCCAGAAGAATCGCTTGAAAGGATTGGCTGCTGTGCGTGCGACTGTTTTAATTGTACGGGCTTTCGCAACGACAAATACGTCCTGACAGTCAGTGGCCCAGTTGAAAACTTTACGGCAATAGGAACAGTCGGAAACAACGCCTTGTTTGAAACGGTGCCGTGCAGGGTTGAGTTCGGTAGCATAATTAACAGTTGTTATTTGCTTGACGAAGTTATTGTCAGAGTTCTATGTCTTTCGTGTGATAAATTTACCGCCGAACTAGTGCTCTATGGGATAAATGGATCTGAATTTTATCGCGCAGAAACTGATGTATTTGATTGTGGCGACTCGCCTGTTTTCACCACAGTCTCAAGGCCGGGCGGATGGGAGTGCGACTTAAGTGACCACACGTTTCAGCTGTCCTTTTTGCCGAACTAGTTACAGGCTTGAAGTCAAAGTCTTGCCTTTTTACTGCTCATGCGGCAAGAGGCTTGATGAGATTACATATGCTGAGCCTGCGCCTATCTTATCCCGAGCGGAACGACGATCTGCAGTCAAGGTAGCCACACCTGACCTGCCCTGCATGTATCGTGGCCAGCCACTCCGTGAAATCAATTGCGGGTGCAGCGGTAAGCCGAAAATCTACGAGTGCTCAAAGCACGGCGAAGCATACCTTCGAAAACTGCCGAAGATGACCAAAGAGATGGTCGCGGGCTGCACGATGTGCCTGGACTGCGATGACCGAAGGCATTTCCCTGACGCCAAGATCGGATTCCTGTTGCAGGTATTCAATCAATCCGGTGGCATGGAGACCTGGGCCAAGATTCTAATCGAAGAAGTGCTGGGCAAATCCTACAGCGGCATCTACGCAACCAAGAGCAACTGCACTGACAGCAGCCTCCGAATCTGTCTGGACCTTGAATCTCAAGCCTCCCTAGTCGACGCATCGGAAATTGTGCTCGTTTGGGGTCAGATCCCAAACCTGCAAGCGATCATCCAAGAGTTCCCAGACAAGAAGTTCCTAGCGGTCCATCACGGCAGTTTACTTTCTACGTGGGCACAGCAAGCTTTTGGTGAGGCACTGCCTTTTTGTCATGGCGGAATCGCAGTTAACGAGGATGTGGCGAGGCACTGGAATGTCACCTACCTACCCAATCCGATCGCTGACTCAGGCGTTCGATCGATCGGCAGCACCGACGGTAAGGTTCGCATCCTGTGGAATCACCGCTGGAGCATCGAGAAGCAGCCGGAACTAATGATGCAGATCGCAGAGGCACTGCCGGCAGAATATGAAGTATTTGTCTCTGCACCTCGGGGGACGAAGCTACCCAGCAATTGCGTCAACATCGGACAGCACCCCAGTAACGTAAATCATTTGAAGAGCGCCGACATTTTTTTGTCCACGGCAAATCAAGAGGCCTTTGGCTATTCAATGGCAGAAGCTGCGCTTGCTAGAGTCCCTGTCGTATGTGGCCCATTTGGGATCGGCCCGAGCATTGCCGCGCAAATCGTAGAGAGTTCGGACCCATCGGACTGGGTGACTGCCATCACAGAAGTTGATCGATCCGGTTGCGAGCAGGTAGCACAATGGGTAATGCAGCACCATGGGCAAGCAGCAATTAATGCATGGCGTGCGTTCTTAGGCATCGAGTGATCAACTCGACTCATTGGCCGGAATCTTCGGCAAAACGTGCGTAATAAGCGTATATGCAGCGTACGGTCAAAATACAGCACATCTTGGTCGCGGAAATGGGAAAATATCTAGGGTCAAGCTAAAAAAACCACCTAAATAGGGGTTTATTTGAGGCATTTGGCTAACGTTGGGG